GACAGCGACTGGTCACCTCCTTCCTCATTCCCAGACCTTTCTCAATACGAAAGAATTGCTGTTGACTTAGAGACAAGAGATCCAAACCTGTTGTCGCTGGGTCCCGGATGGTGCCGAGAAGATGGATACATCATAGGAATTGCGGTAGCTGCGGGAAATAGCTCTTGGTACTTTCCTATAAAACATGACGCAGGAAATTTACCTAGGTCTTCGGTAATGAACTGGTTAAAGAAAACATTAGCAACCCCCAACATAGAAAAGGTAATGCACAATGCAATGTACGATCTTGGGTGGTTACGAGCAGAGGGTGTTGAGGTACAGGGCAAAATAATTGACACAATGATTGCAGCCCCTTTGCTAAACGAAAACCGACGTTGGTATAACTTGGACTCCTTGGCAAGGGATTACTTGTCCGAAAGGAAGGACGAGAAAACTTTGCGCTGCGCGGCTGAAGAGTTTGGCGTTAACCCGAAGTCAGAAATGTATCGCCTGCCGTCAAGATATGTAGGCCCTTATGCAGAGCAGGATGCTGCAGTCACTCTTCGTCTATGGGAAAGACTACGCACAGATCTGGTGAAAGAAGAATGCACATCTATTTTTGAACTGGAATCCAGCTTGCTTCCTGTCTTGTTGGATATGAAAACAAAGGGTGTTCGTGTTAACATTGACAAAGCAGAACAGACCAAGAAAGATTTGTTTAAAAGAGAACAGGGCTTACTTGAAGAGGTAAAGAAAGATACCGGCATCGCTATTGAGCCGTGGGTTGCTACATCTATAGCAAAGGCGTTTGATGCCATTGGGCTTAAGTACCATAGGACAGAAAACTCTGGGGTTCCGTCCTTTACAAAACAGTTTCTTGCGAATCACGAGCATCCTCTGGCTAAAAAAATTGTACGCATAAGAGAGCTTAACAAAGCTAACACGACATTTGTTGAAACCATTCTTCAACATTCTCATAAAGGTAGGATTCATTGTGATTTTCATTCTCTTAGGTCAGATGATGGCGGCACTGTAACCGGAAGATTTTCTTCCAGCAACCCAAATTTACAGCAAATCCCGGCAAGAGATCCAGAGATTAAGTCTTTGATCCGTGGTCTGTTTATACCAGAGGACGGCTGTAAGTGGGGTTCTTTTGATTATGCCTCACAAGAACCTAGGTGGCTAGCTCATTATTGTGCAACACTAACAGGCCCTGAAAGGCACCCGCAGATCGACGATGTTATTAATATGTACCATGAAGGCAACGCTGACTTTCATCAGATGGTGGCGGACATGGCTCAAATACCACGCAAAGAAGCTAAGACTGTTAACCTCGGTATCATGTATGGCATGGGCAAAAAGAAATTAGCTAATGTTCTGGACATAACAGAAGAAGAGGCAACCTCTCTTCTTAGTAAGTATTACGATAGCGTTCCTTTTGTTAAAGGACTAGCTGACATGACAGCTAGAATTGCTTCAGACCGAGGAGTTATACGCACATGGCTAGGTCGTAAATGTCGCTTTGACATGTGGGAACCTGTGTCTTACAGCTATAACAAGCCTTTGCCTCAAGAGCAGGCTATGAAAGAATATGGTGGCAAGGGCAGAATTCGTAGAGCTTTTACATACAAGGCATTGAACAGATTGATCCAAGGGTCAAGCGCAGATCAGACTAAAAAAGCAATGGCTGTTTGCTACGAAGAGGGTTTATGCCCCACGTTAACGGTGCACGATGAACTTTGTTTTAATGTTGAATCTCAGCAGCAATCTGACAAAATTGTAGAGATTATGTCAACTTGTGTACCAGACCTTAAAGTTCCCTTTGAAGTTGATGCCGAGCTTGGTAGTAACTGGGGGGAAGTGGGATAATTAGATACGGAGAATGAAGATGTTTGAGGCAATGATACTTGTATGCTTGGCGAGTAATCTAGAAGAATGTGATGTTCTTGAAGATATAAGGGGGCCCTATGAAACGATTGGTCAATGCAATGACAGAGCAGCAGAGATGACCATTGGAATAATGAACGATCCTGCGCTTCAACACTTTATTGTTAGCGGAGCTAGGTGTGACAGGATTTCTGGTATAAAAACCTAGTAAAACATCAAATCTCAGGGACCTGAAGGTATACTGGTACGTCAACTGTTAACGAGGTCCACGAGAATCGATGTTTTTATGTAACGTTTTCAGTCTTTTGCTAAGTCACGGATACGCTTAACCAAACGCTTGGCCCGGTTCGGGACCTGATCATGCCACCTAGAATCGACCATTTCGTCTGCCATTTTGTTCCAGTCCCGAGCATCGCATCCAGCTTTCATGCCTTTGAACTTGGATAGGCGGGGCCGACCCATATTAAACATCATATTGCAGATGACCAATTGTGCCTCTTCGGGTAAATCATCGAAGTCATCATACAATACTTTGCATTCGTCTATGGTCACAGCTACGTCTAGGAGAAATGCTCTATGCACTCGCTCTTCAGATACCTCAGTACCAATAGGTTCACCAAACTCCGGGTCTGCCTCGGTAATGAGGTGACCGATTCCAAAAGTTGGTAAATTTAAGTGATCTAAATACACGGAATACTTACAGCCTTCGTCGTCTGCAAGTTCCACTCTTAACTGATCTTTGTTCACTGTTGTTGACTCCTACGATATATCTCCACGTTCTTCATTATACTCTTAGGATCGCCCCCGAGCAACTCTGCAGGAATTGAAGTACCTTTGTAATTAACAGTTAATGGGGTTCCTACAGCTTGACCCGGAACCTTGGTTGTTGGACCGGGCTGCGGTGCAGGTGATGCAGCGGGCATCGTAGGCAAGGATATATTCTGTAATGCTTGCCCAGCCGCAGTCGGCAGAACGGCTGCAGGTGCAGGAGTTCTGCTGCGTGATCTATCTTGGGGCGCGATAAAAGCTTCGCTCGGTGTTTCTTCAGGCAACCGTGGGTCAATCGAAAGTTTCCGTAATTCTGCTTCAAGCATTCGCAACATTCCTTTTGGAATATTGTGCCCTTTTTCTTTCCCTTGTTTCAGTTTTTCATCGCTCGGCGAAAATGGTAAATAGTCTCCTTTTAAAATCGCGTCTATCTCTTTTTTACCCAGCCGCTCTTTCTTTAAAAGTTGAGCCACTTGGCGTTTACTAAGACCTAGATCTCGAAGAGCTTGGACATCTAAAGCAAACTTACGGAACACCTTTAGACGAGCCTCGTTTGCAGCGAGGTAGCCTCGGATGTAATCGTCTTCATCTGCGAAATCCATATTAGCCATATCATTAAATAAGGTAGCTGATTGAGATCGAAGGTCTTTAAACTCGTTGGCCTTAAACTTAGCAATTCTTTCCGGGTCTACTTTATAAGTTTGCAGACCTGTAAGCTGACGGAATAGCTCCCCCTTTGGTGCGTATGTTCTACCTGTGCTAGGTTCTCTTTCAGAGACTCCGAATGTCTCTACCTTGCTAAACAAACTTCTAGGCAGTCGTGAAAGCTCAATCTCATTAAAGTCGGCCCCTGTCGGCACACGCAAAGGCGTAAGGTTCATCGGCCCTAACTGATTAATAACATGAACCAAAGACCGTTCTAATTTTTTCATTCGTGTTTCAGGTTCTCGGTAGACAACCGCACCCGACTGCGTTCGACCGCCTTCTGGGGTACGGCCCCCAGCATTACCCGGCAGGATATCTCTTAAAGTAGCTAAAGCGATAGACTCACTAACATACGGCTCTAGGAACTCAAACACCGCTTCTTCAAACGCTACTTGTATTTGACCTGCTTTTCCTAAGAAATCAGACTGAGGGTTAATTTTGTCTTGCTCATCAAGGTTGTTTAGTAGTGCCTCAAACGGACGGATAAGAGCATCGTAAGGATTAAAACGGCTGTAGTCCATAAGCTCTAATATGCCATCTTGATCTCTGCCCAAGGGAACAAGGATGCTGTTCTTCTGGTGGTCTGCCGAAAGAGTACGAGCCGCCTCCATTTCTTTTTCACTAACCCCTGCCAGTTTCATTGCCGTGTCTCTAAGTGCTGGGCCGGATACATAGAAGGTGCCAAGAGCGCCCATTAAACGGCGCATCCCAATCTCGCGGATTGCTTTGTCATCGCTAGAAAGTTCCTTGGCGGATGTCTCTAAGATATTAAAACCTGTTCGCAAGATCTCTGCTGGGAAAGCAATAAAGTTTCCAAGGGGTAGGCCACGAATATCTTTAATTATCTGAGGCACCAGTTCATAGTTTGGAACAAGGTTACGCACGTTATCTGCGGCCCGGGTCTTGATTGCTTCTTCTAAAGACCCGCCTTCTTCATCACCTAAAAACTTTTTGAAT